AGAGATGAGGCTATGGGGGGCGAGCGCGGTTTGGAGAATTTTGGGGAACTCCAGGCGCGAGGCCTCCCCGACGAGCCCCTGGACATGCTCTTTACCCTCACGCCCAAGATGGACACCGGCCTTGAGTGGATGCGCCGAAAGCTCTGGAAAGAGCCCAACGAGACCGCCCACGAGGACTGGATTCCAGGCACCTTCTGCCTTCGCTTCGAACTCACCGACTGCCTGATCGAAAACGGGGGCTTTCTGACCCCCGAGTACGTCGCGGACAAGGAAGCGAAGGTTGACCCCATGGAGCGGGAGGCCCGAATCCTGGGCCTCTGGACCCCGTTCATCACCCGGCCCGCCTTCTCCTATGGTTTGCTGCTCAGAGCCCTTGAGAGAGCCCCGGAGAGCCGCCCCGTGCGGTTTCGCTCCACATCCTTCAACCGACATGTCATGGAGGCGACCGATGGAGCATCGCCGTGCCGGGTGCAACGCGAAAGGGAAACGGCCCATAACTACGTACTCGCCTGGGACCCTAGCTCCGGCCTGGGAAAGGGCCACGACTACTCAGCCTGCTCGGTTTTTGACCGTGCCGACCTCTGTCAGGTTTTTTACGCCAAAGCTGACAACATCGGACCCGACGCCTTCTACCGAGACATCGTCCTCCCAGCCGCCCGCCACTACAACGACGCCCTCCTGATCATCGAGAATAACGGACAAGGGGGAGGCGCCGCGATCAACGCCTCCGTATCGTCCGAGTACCATAACCTCTACATGCAGAAGAACTTGGGCCGCTCATCTGGCACCTACACCGACAAGTACGGCTGGACCACGAGCGAACAGTCGAGGCACCGGGTTATCGACGCCATGAAACGCGCCCTGACCGAAGACAAGTGGACTCCTTCGAGGGAACTGGTCGAGGAGATGGGGCACATGATTGGCCGCCGCATCGGGGACCGGGTCAAGGTCATGCACCAGGACGGCTACCACGACGACTTGGCCATCGCCTCCGGCATCGCCCTGGCCGTCCACTACGAGGAGCCGGTCATAGAATGGCCAGACTTCAACCTCCTGAAGGTCCGGTGGGGCCATAACCAGTCGAGAACCGAACTTCCACTCGTAGGCGGCCCCATCTGAGTATTGCCGTTATCATCCCAGCTATGGGCCGCCGATCCCTTGGCGATGCGGTCTTTTCCGTAGTGGGCCAACTCAAGGACGAAGACCAACTCATTATCGAGATGGACTGGCCCCTGACCTGGGACTTCGGAGAGCGGGCCCGAGATATAGGCGCGGCCAAGGCCAAAACGAGCCATATCTGGTTCTTGGACGACGACGACATCGCCCTTCCGGGAGCCCTGGACGCTATGCGAGAGGCGATTGGGGAAGACCCACTGACGGGCTGGGTGTTCCAAGTCGAGGCCGGGGGATTGATTCTCCCAGACCAGCCAGCAGTCCAGTATTCGGCTGGGTGCCAGTGCTATCTCGCCACCAATCCAGCGCCCCTACGGGTCGGGACAACCGACTTGTCTTGGGGCCACCAAGTCGGCGCCAGAAGTGGGCTGAAATGGAGGAACGCCGTTGTAGCCCGCCTCGGGGTGGGAAAATAGAAATAGATTGACATACTGGCACATGTGCCACTAGAAGTTGTGCCACGATGGCTCTACAGAGCTACGAAGACGCCTCTGCAACGAAGGACCCGCCGAAGGGGCCAGACACCGCCCTACCAGCCTACCGCTACGCGAAAACCCTCGTAACAGCCGCAAAAGGTGCCATCGAGGGCAGAACCAGGAACTTCAAACAACTCTGGGACCGATATCAGGGCCGATACAACTGGACTTCACCGACCTCTGGAGGTGCCAGAGCCCTAGCCTCCTGGTGCTTCCAAGGGGTGGTCAACTGGACCTTCTCCGCCATCAACACCAAGGCGTCCATGATCCTGGGAGCCTCGGCCGATATCTACGTGGACTCCCTCGACCAGGAATCGACCTACTACGACCGCCTGCTCGTCAAATCCGCCGTAGACCATCTTCTCAAGACTGTCCGGTTCAACGACCTGAAGCGAGACGCCTATATGTCGGGCTCCGTGACCGGAGTCGGGATCACGATGTGGCAGTACCGCGCCGACCACATCACCGGAGAATGGAAGCTCGTTGGAGTCCCGATCCGATCCGATGAGTTCTTCCCCGACCCGTCCGTAGACTCACCGAATCATCCCGATTGCCGCTTCGTCGTCTGGTCTACCGACATGCAGATGAGCCGAGTGCGCGAAATCTTCATGGGCAAGTCGAAGGACGTGAAGGCCAACCTGTCGAACGTACAGGAACCGGGCAGCATGGCCTACACCGTTCCCGGAGACTCGAATCTCATCGAAGGGCACGGGCAGATCCTGGACCCGCAGAAGGGTAACGCCGCGACCCGGAAGGCCAAGGTCAACTTCATATGGGTCAAAGACGAGTCCATGATCGAGGAGTTGCGAGAGGTCATGGTCTCGGAAGCCGAGCCGGGCCTTTGGTGCGCGGACTGCGCCCAGACGTTCGCCATGGACGCCGTGGAGTCGGACATCTGCCCGACCTGCGGGAACCCGATGGAGAACGTCACGATCCCGCCCAAGATGAGGTCCGATGTCACCATTCGCCGCGCCTACCCCTACGGGCGGCTCATCGTCACTTCGGGCGACACCCTTCTATTCGACGGCCAAAACCCCTGCCAACTAGAGGGCTGCTTCCCGTTCGCCGTCTATCACCACTACCGGATTCCGGGCGAGTACTTAGGCGCGAACGATGTGGAACTCTTGGACTCTCTACAGGACGCCCAGAACCGTACCGTCGGCCAGATCATCGACTCGACCCGGTTGAGCCTAAACGGTGTCTTCATCTACCCGGTGAGTTGCAAGAGCTTTACCGCCATGGGAGTCGCGCCCGCAGAGCGGCATCCGTGCCCAGACAACCTTCCCTGGCAGCCCCACTTCGTATCCCCGGACTCTACGAACTTGGGCCTCGCTCAACTAGCCCTTGGAGCGATCAAAGAACAGTTCATCGTCGTGTCGGGACTCGGCGGCCCATCTCTCAGCGAAGTTTCTAGCCCTCCGATCAGCGCCACGGAAGCCGAGATTGCCAACGCCCGGCTCTCAGACCGCATGAAGCAGCACGCCCGAGAGTTCGCCACCTACTGCTCCGACTTCGCGGAAATCGGCCGACAGCTCGCCGTCCAGTTCTACGGAGACATGGAGATGAACGTCCCCGTGACGATGCCGAACTCGACGGTCAAGGACGTGATGGTCGAGTGGTCGAATCTCCCGAACGTGCGGGTCAGGGTGTCGGTCAGTTCCCAGGAGTCGATCAAGGACAAGCAGGTCGGCCAGAACATCACCATCGGGATGCAGAGCGGCATCTTGGATTCGCCCTACGCGAAGCTCTACCTGGAACTCGTTGGCGCGTCTCCGAACCAGATCAAGGAAGTGATGGACAACAAGGCGCTCGAAACCGAACTGAGAGGAGGCGCACCGCCACCTCTACCAGGACCGGGACTCATCGAAGGAGGACAAGAAGGTGTGCCCAATGACCAAGCCGCCTGACGGATACAACTGCGACGTGATCGGTTACAACAACGTCCCGAGCAAGGCGGGCGACAAGATGCCGACGCCCACGAACAAGACCACGACGACCCTCGCGGACGCCGTGATCCAGAACTCGAACACGACTCGGCTTCCCGTGCCGGGACCGATGAAGGGAGCCTAACGTGGCCGTAGAAAAGCCGCTGGTCGCAACGAGCATGGAGCCCTTCGGTAGCGCCTTCCCGCAGACCGACGCCTTCTCCACAGAGGGCGGAGTGTTCAAGATCGACGCGCCGGGCGCTATCGAAACGCCGTGCGAGATGGTGTCGATCGCATCGACGAAGGAAGACATGTCGAAGATGTCCCGAGCTTGGGACGCAGGCGTTCTCGACCTGCCCAACGATACTGCCAACGCTCCATACTAAGGGGGTTACGCCGTGCCGCTCGACGATCCAACCGATCCACAAGAACAGGCTCCGCCCGAACCACAACCGGCCCCTGAGCCGGAGCCACAAGCTCCACAGTACGATCTCGAAAGCGCCTACAACGTAATCGCCCAGCACGAAGGCTGGGATCCTAGGCTCACGAAGTACGAGGTCCAAGAGCAGAGACGCCGGAAGGAGGAACTCGACCGGCGAGAGCGGGAACTTCAGGCGCGGGAGTCGAGGCGCTTCGAGCCGCCAGAAGACACAAGCGATCCCTACATGCGCCGCATCTCCAATATCGAACGCGTGCTGATGGAGGATCTGGAGGACAAGAGGCGCACTCGGGAGCGGCAAGAAACCGAGAAGCGGATCGAGAACGAGCTGTCCTCCGGCTACATGCAGATGGCGAGACAGAGTGGGCTGACTCCAGAGCAGATGGAGCAGAAGTCCCGAGACTTCTACGGGGCCTTGGCAGACCTCTATCCCGAGTACGACATCATTCAGAGGGTTGGAGTGGACCGGGCCATTCGCGCCGCCTTCGAGAGAGTGTCACGCAGTAACGGACAAAGCAGGGCCATGCCGGGCGTACAGGGCCGGGGCCCGACCGCCACACGAACCATCCCAGGCTCTCCGCAGCCCTACATGGGAGCGGGGAACCCCATGCCCCCCGAGGAGAACCTTTCAGCGGAACAACTCGAAGGGGAAACAGACGACCAATACAGAGCGAGGCTGGAGCGCATTATCAACGGGGCCAACCTGAGAAGGCTCCCAGACGGTACTCGCACCATGTCTCGATAGAAGGAGTACCACTTAAGTGGCTATTGTCTATACGACCCAAACCACCGCCGTAAAAGCTCTACCGGAGCTTTGGGCGGCACAGCCAGAGTACGCAGTCAACACCCAGTTGGGCTTCGTGCGTTCCTGCTTCGACACCGGGGAGCAGTACTTCGGCCCCGGCTACAAGATTCACATTCCGATCATCGACATCATCCCGGTCACCGCGCTCGGTGCTGAGATGTCAGCCGGAGTCGGAACGTCGAGTCCGGGGACGCCGACCGAAGGAAACACGAGCGGCTACACGCCCACGGTGATCTACGCGGCCGTCTTCTTCCTCGAAGACGTGTCGCAGACGATTGCGTACGGGGACATCAAGACCTACACCCCTGCGCTCTCCCAGGCCCTCTACAAGCAGATCGACGTGGACGGCCTCAGTCAGTTCGCGGGCCTCACGCACTCGCAGACGGACGCCGGTGACTTCACGGCGGCGAACTTCCACGCCCTCGTGTCGAAGATCATCAACGGTGGCGGAGACAAGGTCCAGATGGGCCAACTCGACGCCTGGTATCACCCGCTCAAGTGGGATTCGGTCATGTCGATTGCCGACTTCTACAGCGGGGCCGTTCGCGGCGAGGACAACTCCCCGGCGAAGACCGGCACGGTCGGCATGGCGTTCGGCGTGAACTTCAACTTCACGGCCAACGTCCAGACCTCGACCACGCTCCGAAATCTCATCGTCGGGAAGAAGGCTCTGGCTCTTGTTCGGAAGAACCGTCCGAAGATCGAGATGGAGAGAAGCGACCTGGTCACGAAGGTGGTCGCCTCGACCATGTACAAGTTCGCGCCGCTGCATCCTGGTACGGGCGGCCAGCACATCATCACGACGCTCACGTAGGAGGTAAGGATGGAAGCGGGGCCGAAAGACACGATGAAGTTCGATCCGCACCGGACATCTCACACGTCTCCGGCCCCGCAATACACCTACATCGACATCCCGCTTCACGGGAAGATGATGGTGAACAGCGACACGAAGCAGATCATTCCCATTCCGGGCGCTCCACCGCTTCCGGCCGTCCCGCTCCAGCTACCACAGGCGTTGATGGACGTGGCGCAGCCGAATGTCCGTACCTGCGGCCCGCCGGGGGAGAAGAACGGGGCCGGATGCACCTGCGCCCAACGCGGCGGGTGCGCGATCTATAACCAGTTCGGCCGCATCGGGCCGAAGAATCTCATCATCGAGAAGTGGGGCCGAGTCGATTCCATACCGTGCCATCTCTACTACGTGGGGCTGACCGCTTCGGGAAGGCCAGCACACGGGGCGGGCTACTCCCTCGACGGCTGGAGGGTACTGACGGACCGGACCGCTGTAGAGCGCACTTCTTCATCGACCGTGAACGGGCAGAAGATCAGCACAAGCTTCATGCAAGAGGTCGATAACCTGCCGCCCTACTACGACCACTTGAAGAAGAACGGCTCCGAGGCTCCCAAGAAGATGGGGCGGCCCAAGGGGTCGAAGAACAAGCCAAAGGAGATCGTTGGAAGCTCCTACTGAACCACGGCCCGTCATGGACAGCATACGGGAGGTCGATTTCTTGGGCGATTGCGTTGGAGGCTACGCGCAAGGCTTCTTGGACTTCGCCTTCGAGACGCTTGGAGTTACGGACCCGGATAGGGTACTCCATCTCTTTGGCGGCGGTCTCAAGCGCGGTATCACAGTGGATATCCGGCCGGATATGAATCCGACTTACTGCTGCGATGTGCGCTCCATTCCGCTAGAGAATGGCACTCAGGATTGGATCATGGCTGACCCGCCTCTTTCGGACTTCCTCAACTCCGCGCTCTACGGGATAGATGATAAAAACCCGACCGAGTTGGAATTGATGCTCGTTGCTAGGCGGCTGCTTAAGATCGGCGGTGCGTTCGGGGTACTCCACTTTATCGTGCCGCCATCCATTGATGGACTTACCCTGGAGAAAACCTATGCCGTGATCCATGAGCCTGGCCGCTGCGTGGCGGGCTGGCATGTGATGAGGAGAACTTAGTGGAGTCCCAGACTGAAACCCTAGGGCCTCGGGTCACGAAGACCGAGGTCATATCGAAGGACAAGGACGGGACTCTGGAGAAGGTCTACTTCCAGAAGGAGGCCCGGACCGTCAAGAATGACGACGGGACCGAGTACACGAAGCTCGTCGAGCCTTGGGAGATCCGGGCCAAAGGGGTCCAGAAGGTGAAGGAACTGAGGGGCGCGTTCAAGGAGTCTGCGCCCCAGATGTTCCACGAGAACTGGAAGGAGTGGAAGCGGATCGGTGAGGAGACCATCACGAAGCCCGACGGGTCTACGGATGTGGTCCGAGCCGACAAGTTGCAGAACTACCGGGACATGCCCGGCTTCTGCGTCCATGGTGTACGGCCTACGTTCTCGGTCGATGTGCCGTGGGAAGGGTCCATGAAGCGCAGGGGCCTGACGTACTCGAAGACAATCTACCGAGACGGGGTTAGGACCGTCGTGGAGGAACGATAAGTTGGCGAACACATTGATGAAGGCGATGAATGTAGGAAGCGGACACATCTACATCTTCGAGACTACTTCGGCTGCGACCACGGAGACGCTGCAGCTACCTCCGGGCAAGTCGTTGGCGCTTCTGCTCACGACCCAGTACATCGCAGGAACCCCGACAGTCCCGACGAATACGTATGTACGGGCTACAGGGGTGCTGTCAGTGATTGGGCTCACGGCCACGAACAACATCATGTTCGCAGTCCTCACGGACTAAGGGGGCCGACATGGGGTTTGATGATATTCCGTCTCATGTCTATTCGGCGTCTTCTGCGCCAGTCGTGGCGACTCCGGCCTATCTTGTTTCTGCAACGCTCACGCCTGGATCGACAAACTCATCGCTTCTACTCAAGAACGGTGGGGCAGGCGGGACCACGCTGGTTGACTTGAAGTCGGTTGCAAACGGGCCAACCGTATCATGGAACTGTGGTGGATATCCGATCTTCTTCACCACCGACATCGACGCTACGCTGGCCGGGACAGCGGCGTCCTACTACTGCACGTTCCTCAAGAGATGACATGTCACTCAAGACCGACGCGGAGGACATCCGAGACCTAGCGGACAAGATCATCCAGTTCGAGATTCTCCGCGCCAAGTTCGTTGCAAACGGGGGACAGATCCTCGCCATCCCCGATAATCCTGATTCTGCCGTGACCCTTACCGCGCCCCAAAGGCAGGCGCTACTTGCCGTCGAAGCGGGATGGCAGGCCACGATCAAGTCGATATCGGCGGCGTGGTAGCCCTTGCGCTCCTTGTCCTCATGGCGATAACCCAGCCGGGCGGCGCTGGCACGACGATTTTCCTCTACGACGACGCGAACAATACCAACCATGCAGCCGCCCCAGGCCCGCATACCTTCGCGGAGATAGCAGCCGCCTTCCCGGCCGACTTCACGGCCCTAGGGACGAACGAGCCATCCTATAGGGGCCTCGTATCGGTCCAGATCGGGGACGCCGGAGTAGGGACTGCTACGACCACGCTCCAAGACACGAACAAGACCGTTATCTGGGACGCGACGCGGACCCTCACCAACAGAGCAACCCAACTCACTTCCTGGTTCCTGAATCTCGGCACCAAGGTGGGAGTAGGGAACCAAGCGTCAGGGAAGGACGGCTGCACTCTGGTCTTCGGGGCGGCGACCGCTCTCAACGAGAACTTGGCCCTCTACGGATGCACGTTCAAGACCCGCACTGGAGCCCTAACGTTCGGGTCTGTACTCGGACCAACTCGGGAAATGATCAATTGCATCATCCAGAGTAGCGTCGCTGGGGTCGCGCCGATCATCCTCGGTGGCACGAACATACCGATCACCAACATCTATAACTGCGACTTTTCCCATGCCACGACATCCCAGCTCATGGCACAGTTCATCGCCACTTCCGCCGAGCGCATCACCATCTCCGGCACCACGCCCACGGTACTCCTCCAGGTCGGTGCCCCCAACCTGGTCGCCAAGGACTTAGCCCTATTTGGGAATCCAGCCACATCGGACTTCCGCTGGCAGGCGTTGGGGGCCATCCTATGGACTCTCATCCGGCCCGTATACACCGGCAA